AAAAATTCCTAACAAGGAACAAGAGGGCTGGTAGTATTCCACCAGCCCTCAAGCAGAAATAAAAAATAAGGGTGGGTCCCGCCCACAAGCACGCACCATAGTCCACAAGCCGACAAGCCAAGATCCACGGCCCACAAGTCAGACCACAAGGTTCTCGTTTCACGTGAAAAAAAAAGGGTGGGTCCCGCCCACATGCTCTTCTCTGTTCTGCGACACTTTGTCCATTGACCTTGGACATAGGATATTGTAGGACGTTAAACTTTTTGTAGAAATTTAAAGCTTGACTCCAGGCCCGTGGCCACAGGTTCGGCAGAACCGGTCACAAGATCTTGGATCTTGGATCCTTCATAAAGTTTTATGGCCAAAGGATCGAGGGCCTTGGCCATGATGAAAGTATTGTGCGGATGTCGTAAATGGAAACCAATTTGGTGAGGAGAAAACCGAAAATTTTTAGCCAATCTTAGCTTTAACTCTATAGTGAAAAAGTGCCCAGAATTATTACACACCAATAGATCAGGAGTGCCATGTGCAGCACTATTTTCCACGCGTGTAAATGATAATTTGCAATTATTTTTAATATTGAACGCTTTAATTTCATGCCAAAACTTAGTCTCTTTTTTAATCATTTTTCAGGCTAAGTGATGTGTATTCAAGCTAATCAATTTTCTTCATAACTTCACCCATTTTCCATTTGGACTTATAGGTAGTTAGGACCAATCGATGAGTCTCCCGCACTCCAAACAGTTTGTTTTCCATCAACTTAATATCTTTGATGTCATACATTTGACCGTCGGGCATACAGATTTGAACTCTTGCTTCCTGAGCTACTGGAGACTTTAAAAACTTATCCAGCGCCATTCTAAACATCTTTCCTGTAACCATTGTAACTTGAATATATACCTAAATTATATTATATTGCAAGTTATGGGTTTACCAAAAAGACTTACAGAAAAACAAATTAAATTTGCCAATCTATTAGTGACGCAAGAAGGCAGACAGACTGATAGTGAGTGTGCTATTGAAGCTGGATATGATCCTAACTCGGCTTATGTATCAGCAAGTAAATTACAGAACCCTTCTTTGTATCCTTTAGTCAGTCAATATATCGGAAGACTCAGAGCAGAGAAATTAAAAAAATACGATATTTCTTATGAGAAACATTTAGCAGAGCTCGGCAAAATTAGAGATGAAGCTCGTGTTAATAAGGCCTGGAGTGCTGCAGGAAATATGGAAATAGCTAGAGGAAAAGCAGCTGGATTCCAAAATAATAACCACTTACACCTACATAAAGATCTAGATAAATTAGAAGAATCTGAGCTGGATAAATTATTAGAGACAGCTCTAAAAAATTACAAACCTATATTTGATAGCAGTGCAGAAGTAGTAGAAGCTGAAGAAATTAAAGAATAATTTTTTTAATAGACTGTATTACTGCGGTAGGAATTATACAAGTATTACCAATTGTTTCAAAAGTAGGTTTATCTTTACTCAATATATAATCTGAAAATATTCTAGTGATCCCTTTACTTTGGCTAAGTAAATAACCTTTAGATACACATGTAGGCAACTTTTCTTTTTTTAAATCGTTTGTATTGCTCCAACCAGCATCACCTTCAATATCAAGCCATCTTATTTCTACAAATGGATATGCAGCAATGTCATCACCTAAAGATTTAGTGTTAAGAGGAATAGTCTTTCTGTTTTTAGTTCTCTTTTTTTTCATACACACATATTACAATGTATAGGTTTTTTTTCTAGGAAACTTTTTTATAAAAAAACATTTCTTATGTGCGCGTACGGGTTTGCTAGAAGTGTTGATATTAGCCAATAATAGTATTTTGTAACCACTGTAACCACATTGTAACACGATTTTGTTACAAAATTATCGTCTATTAGTGTTGGTATTAAAGAATAATAGTGTTTCAAAACCGATTGTAACCATTGTAACCACGATCTGGAAATTGAAAAACAAAAAAACTTTTCTGGCAAATAAAGTCTATACATAAAAAGCTGCCTTATTTTAGACACAAATGTGATATTTTAGACACAGATGTGATATTTTAGCAACAGTCCATGCAATATTTTTTATTTATAATACTTGTCCAGCCATATAACTCATTATTACAGTCTTTTGCTTTACATACAGTAACACCCTTGTGAGAGTCTTTTAGGGCCTCATTCGTCTCCTTTACAGCCTTAGCGCCAGGATAATCTTTTGCTTTACCCTTCCATATCATTCTACTTATCATCATTTTCTTCCTTCCTTTCTTTTTTATTTAACTTACTTTGTTTATACGAATCTGCCAATTCATCGTTTTCTTTTTTACCAAATATTTCATTCCAACGTTTTCTATAATTATCGTCAGAAGGTCTAGATTTACCATCCCAATCTCTTGCCTTTTTTAGGCCATCATTGAACTTTTTTTTATTAGGATTCATTAATGTAGTGTTCTCCCTATTTTTCTTAGTGATGAATTATATTCTCCTGCCTCTACTTTTTCAATTATTTTATCTAAAGGAGAACTAACAAATTCAGAAAATTCTTTGAATTCATCTAAAGTCATATTTTCAATCTCCATTTCAGGACAATTTTTTTCCATTTTTCTTTTTGTATCCATCCAATCTTTTTCAGTAAAACTGTCTAGAACAAGACTTACATTTAATTTTAATTTACTCATACCATAATATCCTATATTTAAAATCCATTCCTGTCAATCAGATCCTGAAATTCTTTTTTCTCTCTGTAATACTGCCCTACTCTTGTCCACCATTCGTTCGCATAATGTTTGAATTCTTCGCCTTCTACGCGAAACTCTTGGTATAAAAAATCTTTTGTACACATTAGAATAATTCCAAACTGAATATTAGTTCCATAAATTTGATTATGGGCAATAGCATAAGCGGCTAACTGTAAATAATAATCTGTAATCCATTCTTTCTTTTTAGGTTTATTAGATTGTTTAAAGTCAATGATTGCCTCTTTACCATCGTAAACTCCAGCGCCATCGGTTGCACCTGCGTACATGTCAGGATAAAATACGGTTCCTTCACTACACCACAATTCATCTAACTTACCAGTCAATCCCTGGTCCACGATTATTTTTGCCATCTTCATGGCATGTAGACCTGTCTCAGTCATATCAATTATAAACTTATCCTCGAAGTAATGTTCGAGTATATTGTGCATGGTAGTACCCCTATGGGCCGCGTCCTTAGTAATTTTATCAGCCACTTCAGAACCTACTTTTTCTCTCCAGGTTTTTAATCCAGCTTTTTTATCAGCAGATTCAGTCGCTTTAAGTATACTAGTTACACTCGGTAATTTTTCTTCTCCAACTAAGTAGTGTCTTTTTTCATCTATAATAGTTCTAGAAGTTTTAGGGTAATGAAATTTTTTATTCCACTTTACCATATCAACCACATCCCTAGTATAAATCCTAAAACGAAACTTATTTTTCGTGAGTGATCTATCCACATTATTTCTAATTTAAATCTTAACTCATTGATTATATTCATTTATTCTCCTTTATTTATTTGTTTAAACGTGTGTTTTAAAACTGTTGACCAAGGGTTAACATCTAAATCTCTAGCGCAGCCACTTAACAACAATATTAAAATTATTAATTTAATCATCTATTTTTTCTTTTCCTACTCTTATGTAGTTAACCCAATCATTCGGGTTACTATTTCTTTTTTTATCATTACAATCTACACAACTAAATATAATATTATTGGCTTGATAGGTCAATCTTGGATCCCATCTATCAATAGATACATTTGTTTTATGTTGACCCTTACGACCTTGATAACCTTTACCTCTAGTTCCCATTCTAGTTATAAAAGTAAAAGGTTGCTCACAGTATGCACAGATTCTTCCATTAGACTCAGGAAATTTTTCTTTCATCTTAACAATATGATTCATATACAAACGCCACACTTCCATTTTATCTATACTTGGAGCAGGTATATGCCCACCATACTTAACGTAAGAAGGTTTAAACTTAGTAGAGATCATTCTAGTTACATATCCACGTTCCGTATTCATATAATTAAAATCCTTAACTAGTCGTCTAGGATCATGAGGATTTTTATAGCCCATCTTTCTCCAGACAAATTTTATTTTGTCCTTGGTCCATGATTTTAAATCCATATAACTTTAAGCAATCTCTAATGAGTTGCATATTGTATTTAGGAAAGTCATCGAAAACAAATCTAGCAACAGGAGCCGTTCTGTTAGCAAACCAAATACACTCAGTCATTACATCTTTAGTCATGTGAGGACCATCGAAATGAACAAAAGAATATTTAGACTCAGTAAACTCATGGTCGTTCATGAAGTTTGTATCCGTGTCATTATACAATCTAAACTTTCCTTGATAAGAAACCATATCTTTTAAAAGCTGATCACGCATTTGATCTGTGTAATCGCATTGATAAGAATCTGTGTTGTCGTAGTGTTGGTATTTTAAATTGCCGTAAGGATCTATACCTACATGTAAATAAATATTTTTTAAATTATCCATCATGATTTTAGATCCCATACCTTCACGAACTCCAATCTCTGCTGTCATAAAACCTTGACAGTCAAAGTTCTTGGTCCATTTTTCTAGTAGATTGTATTCTGTGCTATCACCTTTAATCATTTTTTTTTATAATTAACAAAGAGTTCACTATTTTTTGTATTCAATGTATCATTATCTTCTGGTACTTTATTTCCATGTATTCTAATCTCATCTTTCCAAAACTCTACTTTTTCATCTAACTTACTCTCTAATTCTTTATCAAATGTTTTTATTTCTTTTTTAGTATTTAAGTTATTTATTGTCATTTTTTCCTTTCAGTTTGTTATACGCGTGTTTTTTTATATCTTTATCAGTCTTCATAATAGTTATCGCATCAATACCATTATAAGCTTTGATAGCAGGACTCTGTGATACTGCTACACCACCTATACTAGACATTAGTAACAATTCACTACAACCATTAAGTAATAAAAATATACACATATATTTAATCATTATTTAATTATACTTATCCAGTAAGCTATTAACACAATAAAAAGAAGTACCCATAGAATAGATCCACTAGTTATCATTACACAGCACCTTTATTTCTAAACTGCTTAAGACTTTCATCAAATTGTGCAGCTAGTCTTTTATTATCTTTACGAAGTTCTATGATATCTAACTCCATTTTTTCATTGTGGTGATGTAACTTGTCATTTCTGAATGTTAAGGTTTCTATTTTTTTAATTAAACTATCCCTATCAACAATTTTTACTTCACCCGAAGAACTACATGTTTGACACTGTGCATGAACCTCTTCTCTGGCCTCGTTGTAAGGTACTCTGGTAAAACCATTCCCCTTACAATCCGTACAGATTTCATAACCTGCTTTCATATTAATGTCCTTTTTGAGCGTCTCGTTCATGATCAGCTAAAGCTTCTGCTTTTACCTCGGCATTAGAGTTGCTAACAAATTTAAATGCATCATCAGTATTGATAAAGATTTCTATTTTGTTTTTAGAATCATCTCCCTCTAACATCTCTGCTCCAACTTTCATACGTATAGCGTCATCAAACGTATTAGCTTCTTTAATTGTAGATAAGATACTTGATTCTCCACCACAATCTATTCTTTTTATTATTAAGTATTTCATACTTTTTCCTTTCATTGGTTATTGTTTACTTTATTTTTCCGTTTAACTTTTTTAGTTCTTTGTTTACTAGAATTGTAACAACTTGAGATCTTGAAACATCAGGATCATCAGGTACAATTACTTTTCTAATCTTATCTATTTTTGCGTACGTGTCTTTTTTAATAGAAATATTTGCATATTTATTAAAATCTGTCATTTACTTTACCTTTCTTTTTTATTTACGATAGGTATATCCTACAGAATACTCAATTTAATGTCAAGCTATATGAAAATTATTCTGCTTTTATATTACTACACCAATAACCAACTACTCGAAAACCTTTGTATTGGTGTATTGTACGGGATTCATATCTAGATGTGTTTTTTCGTTCTATTACTTGTACATTTTCTTTAAAGAATCTAGCACAGGTTGTATCAAATAGTTCTTCCCGTAAGATATCACCGTTAACTAGTATTAGAGATATGTATAAGGCCTTAAACATTATCTTCCCTGGCGATTATACTTTTTTCTTTTAGAAGCTCTTTTATTAAAACTCTTAGCATGTCGTCCAGGGCGTTTAGGGGGTTTGTCCCGGGGTGTATAGTTACTAAAGTTTTGCTTTGCCATCTTTTTCTGTAGAAAGTTTTTTTATAAATTTAATATCTTTAGCATCTAATTTTAAATATCTAATAGATCCATTAACATGTTGTCTAGTATCCGATCCACATTCTGTGCATCTGTAATAATCTGTAACAATAGCCACTAAAATTGTTTCTTGTTTACAATGCTCACAATGGCCATGAACAGTATCTATATGACTGAAAGCCTCCATTATTAAAATTTTCTTGGTCATATTATTCTGTAACTTTTCCGTCTTTCCATTTCATTTCAGGGAAACCATTAGTATATTTTTTGCCATCAAAAGTTAAAACTTGTTTTCTGTTTTCACCTTTTTCATTGTATGATACATGGATCCATCCCGCTTGGCCATCATCGGGTTTGTAGTATTCTAAAATACATTGATCAAAATCTACGTTGTTAACCAGCCAGTAAGCTACCTTAATATTTGCCACACCATTCAGTTCGAAGTCAACGGCGCAGCCTTGCGCGTGCTGTGATGTCTTTTTACTTCCTATGGCTTCACATAATTCTTCTGAGCGATATCCGCTGGACACCGAAATTGGCAAGTCAAACTTTGCTCGAACCGGTTCTAATATAATATAACATAAATTCTCAAGAT